TGAGCCCCTGAGCGCGAACACCGACGCCGCGTCAAGCGGCCCGGCAACCATGCCCTCCTGCAGCACCGCCCGAGGCGGACGGAACGTCTCAGCCATCAATGACGCCCATCACCGGCACCGACGTGTCGGAGTCAACGCCGAGCGCCGGTGCGTCCCCGCCCGCCGTGACCGTCCCGGCCAGCGCCTGATGGAACACGTCGCCGCCGTCGTAGGGCTCAAGGCCGTCCAGCTGGCGCAGCTCATTGGGCGACCGCGTGCCCGTGGCGACCTGCATCGCGCCGACGCGGGCACGGGTCAGGGCGTCGGTGCGCAGCAGCGCCGAGGTGTCGAAGGCGACGTCGGTGCCGTTGGGCAGGACGCGCGAGAACGCGATCTCCAGCCGTCGCAAGTACGGGGTCACTGTGTGGACGAGGTAGTTGAGGCTGGCCTGCTCAACGTTCTGATAGGTCTGGTTGTCGCCCATCGCGCCGACCAGGTGCGATGGGATGCCGTACACGCGGGCAATGTCACGGACGACCTGCTCGCGGGTCTCCATCATCTGCGAGTCAGACGCCGATGCGGTCACTTGGCGCCACTTCAACCCACCCGACAGGACCGCCGGACGGCGATGCTTGCGGTGCTGGGCCTCCCACGTCGCCTGAAGGACACGCGCCTGATCAGTGGTCAGGTCCCGCTCGGACTCCAGCACGCTCGACGGGGTCGCCCCGTCGCCGTAGAACTGCGCTAGGAACCGGTCCATCGCCAGCCCGAGGCCCACGACCTGCCGCGACTGGATCAGCGGCGACACTCCCACCAGCGACTGCGGAGGTGTCAGCCACCTGATGTGAACCAGGTCCTCGTTCGGGATCTCGGTGCCCAGGTGCAGGTAACGCCTGCGATTGGCGTCCTTTGAGCTGAGAACCTGCATCTGGTACGGGTGAAGCGGGACGATTCCGATGACATTCGCCCGCGAATCACGGTCCAAGTACAGGTACGCATTCCCGTGCAGCGTCAACGACGCCATCGTCGAGTGGACGAGCTCAAAGCCGGTGGACTCAACGTCGGGCGAAACCAGCACCGCAGGCACCGGGATCGCCACCCGATCCCCGCCACGCGAGCGGTACGCGCGCAGCGGCAGCGAGGCAACCGTGTCCGAGAGCAGGGTCACGCACCGCAGGACCGTGGTGACGCCTAGCGCGGTCACCTCGTCCACACGCTCGCCGGCCGACGTCGACACCGACGTCTGCCCGTACATTGACGTGAACGGGGTCACGTAGTTGTTGAACTGCCCCAGTGAGCGCGTCTCGGTCGCGCGGCGAAGGATGCTCACCGGTCACCACCGAGCAGGTAGCCCGCAGCCATCGCGAACAGGCCACCGACCACCAGCGCCGCGCCCAAGCCGATCAGCACGTTGACGCCAGCGACGACGCCAGCGGCGCCCGCCACCTCAAGGCCCGTCGTCAGCAGCTCACGCAGCCGCGCGCTCCTGGTCATACGACGCTCCAAGGGTCAACGATCATCGGCTCGGCCGCTTGTGCGCTCCGAGAGGCCCAATGGGCCAAGGTCACCGCCACAAGGGGCGAGATGTCTGAGTCGGCCGACTTGCGGGCCCACGCCCACGAGTCGCCCAAGGGGCGGCGGCGCGCCGCAAGGGCAGCGTCGGTCAGTTCGTCCTGCCCGATGTGGAACAGGTGCCTACCGTCGACGGCGTCATAGAGGAGACCGCACGCCTGCGCCATGTCACGCGCGGAAGTCAGCGTGATGGGCACCCGAGCCGACTCAAGGTCAGCGAGCAGTGAACCAGCCGGTCCAGCCGCGTCCACGACGACAGCGGACGGGCTCCACCTGCGCACCAGGTCAATGACCCGGTCGGCCACCCACGCGGTCCCTCGGCGGTACTCGACCACCTCAACATGGCGCAGGCCGTCATGCCGCAGGCCAGCCGCTGCGATGCACGCGTGCGACCGGTCGGCCGAAACGTCAATGCCGAAGCACACCGGGTCAGCCAGCGTCGAGGAAGGGTCAAGGACCGCGTCCCACTGGTCGGGCTCAAACACCGACGCACGCGCAGTGTCCACCCACTGGCACAGCACCTCGGTGCGGAACACGTGCGGCGGGTCCGTCTCCATCGCGGCGCGAATCGCGTCCTCCGACACCCGGTAGCCCAAGGCAGGGTTCGCCTGCGCCCACGCAGTCGGGTCGTTGAGGTCGCAGCCCGGCTCGGCGCCCCAGTCAAACAGTCCCAGCGACGTCTCGGCGTTGCCCGCCTCAATGTCGCGCAGCCCCTGCTGGTGCAGGTGCGCAAGGACCACCGACTCGGCGTCGCCCGCGTTTGACAGGCCCCACACCTGCGGACGGGCACGGGCCATCGTCGTCTTCGTCACGGCGCCCCACGCGTCCCACGTCTGGTGCTCGCGCAGCTCGTCCAGCACCACGAGGTCGCCGGACAGTCCACGGCCGCCTCGACGCGATGCCGCCTGGACTTTGTACCGCTCGCCCGACGTCAGGCGCAGCGCCTTCTTTCCGGCCGTGCGGTCCACTGCAGCGATCTCTGACGACAAGTCAGGCACGCCCTGCGCAAGCTCAACCGCGCCCATCCACGCCTCTTCGGCCACGTCAAGGTTCTGCGCCGTGCCGATCACCAGCCCCGCCCTGTCCACGAACATTCGCCAGAGCGCCAGCACCTGAATGGCCGTCGTCTTCCCGCTCTGCCTAGCCACTAGGACGCACACGGTTCGGAAGCGGAAAGCACCATCGGACGAACTTGGATCAAGCTCCAAGCCGTGGATCAACAGCCACTTCTGCCAAGGCATCAGCTCAATGCCGAGCACGTCCTCGGCGAACGCGATGCACTCAAAGCCCCGCGACGTCGCCGGCGTCAGCGGCCGTAGCGGAGGCGTCCACACCCGTGGAGTCTCCGACCCGACGAGGCGTCGCTCAGGACGCCTGCTCACGGGCCGCCCTCAGCTCAGCCAGACGGCCCTTCACCGCGCGCTCAACCCCGAGGGCCTTGCGCTCGGCCGGCGCCCCGCCCAACGACTTCAGCGTGTTAGCCAGGTGCGGACCCAGCCAGCCGACCATCTTGAACGACTGGTCCCCGCCCTCAGTCGCAGCCTCCTCAATGCGCTGCGCGTACCGGATCGCTAGGTCCACCATCGCTTGGTCAGATTCGGTCAGCCAGTGCATCGCCTTTACGGCGTCGGTCACCGACTCAACGAGGCTCGGCAAATCCTCGGTCTTGTTCTTCGGCATGGTCATCCGATCAGAGCCAATTGCTCGTTACCGCCACGGTTTCCCCGGCGGTTGTTGCACTTCCACGTCAGAAGGCGCAGGTTTGCCATTTCGTTTCCGCCGCCCAAACTGCGCGGGATGATGTGATCCACGCTTGCGCCCATTCCAGACGGGTGGCCCCTCGGGCCGGACGGCAAGTCAAACTTGATCGTCCGACGGCATCCGCACTGACACTTGTCCCCGTCACGCTCGCGCAAATATCCCACCAGAAGCGCTCGCCACTTGGCTCCGTCAGCTCCAACCTCACATGAGGCTGCATATAGATCAGTGATTCGGCGACTCTCATTCGCAAGCCTGCAACGGTAAGAGCATCGCTTGGCAACTTCAGCGCGAGCGCAGAAGACTTGGCCGCACTCAAGGCATGATGGAAACCAAACCCTGCACATCTTCGGCTTCGGGTTGCTGATCGCTCGTTGCGCTGCGATCCGAGACTTGCACGTGTAAGAGCAGGAGCGCGAACAGAATTGCTTGCGGTCTCTGGTAACCACAAACAACACGTCGCATTCGGCGCACTTCTTTGACGTCTTTGTACTTGCGACGTGGCAAGTCTTACTGCAATACCTATTGCGACCCCTGGGGCACCAGTTGCCACACAGCTCGCACGCCGGCCTTCGCATGATTCCCAGCTGAATCTTCTGATCGACAGTCAATCGCCGGCGGCATGGGTGACAGCACTTAACCCCGGGCCAGACGGCCCCATGGCAGCTCAAGCACTGATCTGATCTGTACGTAGCCATTGGCTGTCCCCCTTCATGCGGAAGGCCCACGCCAGGGGGTGACGTGGGCCTTCCTAGCCGCGCGGATCAGGCGCGGATCATGTGCGTTATGTGACCGTCGGACCGTCACCCTCCGTTAGGGGAGGGGGGTCCGTAGGCGGATGATTGGC